CTTTTTTTATCATATCACCGGACGGGCAAGTACCGAAGCCGGGAAAACAAGGGGTTTTATATGACGCTCGACGACGTAAAAAAGTTTGTAGCAGACAACAAGGACGATGCCGCGCTGAAAGAGTTCATCGGGACGATAGCGACCGTTGACGACAAAGCCATCATCGAAAAGTATAAATCTTCGGCTGAGTACAAGGATGAAGTGAAGCGAGAGGGTGACCGTAGAGCTACGGGGGCCGTTGAGAAGTTCATGAAAGAGACGATGCCGAAGCACTTAGAGGACGAGATTAAGAAGCGCTATCCCGATGAGACTAACGAACAGAAGGCGCTCCGGGAGATGAAGGCAGAACTCGACAGCATCAAAACCGCGAAGTCACGCGAGGAGCTTCGGAACAAGGCCGTCAAAATGCTCAATGACAAGAAGATTGGAATTGAGTTTATGGATTTCATCCAGGCCGCCGATGAGGACGAACTCAAAAACCGCGTAGAGCAGTTCCACGAACTGTTCAGCAAGAGCATAGTTTCGGCTGTCGATGAGAAGCTTAAAACGCACGGTGTTAATCCTCCGAATAGTCAGTCCTCGCCGCCGGCGGGTAAGATCACCAGCCGGGAACAGCTTAAAGGCATGTCCTCGGAAGACATCATCAAGGCCCGCAACGAGGGACGTATTGATATTCCGGGGCTTACCCTATCTCCAACCAAGTAACAAGGAGGACTTAAATGTCCGTTAACAATTTCATACCGGAAATATGGTCTGCGACAGTCCTTGACACGCTGAAGAAGAACATGGTTTTCGGTAATCTCGCCAATAGGGATTACGAGGGCGAAATCAGCGGGGCCGGCGATACTGTACGCATCAACGAGATCGGCGACATCACCATCAACAACTACACCAAGAACTCGACCACCGCGATTACCGTCCAGTATCTTACCGACGCGCAGCAGATTCTCACGATCGACCAGCAGAAGTATTTTGCGTTTTCGATGGACGACGTTGACAAGGCGCAGGTCAGGCCGAAGCTCATGGAAAAGGCCATGGAGCGGGCCGCCTACAATCTTGCCGACAACACCGACACTAACCTCGCCACGTACCTTTCGACGACCGGAAACTTTTTCGTCGGCGCGAACTCTACCGAACTCGGCTCGACCGTGACCGCTCTTTCTGCGGCTTCCACCGCGGTGATTACCGCTCTCGGTTGGTACGCTCGTATCATGGATCAGAACAACGTGCCGCATCAGGGCCGCTTTATCGTTGTCCCGCCTGCGATACTTCAGCAGATGGTGCTTGCGCGTATCGTTCAAGATACCAACAACAGCAACTTCCTCACGTCCGGGACGCAGGCCGTCGGAAACTTCTACGGCTTTAACATCTACGTATCCAACAACTGTTACGGAGTTAACTCCTCGCAGTGGCACGTCATTGCCGGTCACTCAATGGGATTCTCTTACGCCGAGCAGATCACCGAAACTGAAGCATACCGCAATCAAAACGCCTTTGGCGACGTGGTGCGCGGACTTCTCGTTTACGGTAGAAAAGTAACCCGCCCCGCTTGTATAGTTAAGGGCGTGTTGACTTCGAGCTAAGGAGGAATAACAATGGGTTCGACTTCTCAGGCAGCAGCGGCCACCAAAAGCACCTTTACCGGGTATGCGGGGTCGATAATCGAAACGCTGACGGCGGTAACGTCGTCTGGTGTATACTTCAACGTGGGTGATGCATCCAAGATACTCATCCGCGTGACCAATGCAAGCTCTTCGGACAATGGTTCCGTGTTTGTAGAGCCTGGCGCACAGTGGGCCGCCTCGCGTGGGCTTGCTCCGTCCACTACTTCCACGTTGTACAGCACGGCGACCGCTCCGATTGCGGTATCTGTGGCTATGACCAACCAGACCGCGAGTTCGGCGGTTCTCTCCACGGGCATATCTGTTTATGTCGGTCCGTTCGAGTCTGGAACCGTTAAGAGTTCGGACGAGAAAATTTATGTCGTGGCGTCAACGCTGAGTACCAAAATGTACGTCGGCGTTATCGTTCTCGACGGCGGATCGACTCAGTAGCGTATCACCGGCGGGATGAAATATGCCCGCCGTTTACTAAATTTTGGGGGATTTATGCGGGATAAGGATTCAAGTGGTAAGATCGATTTGGTTGAGCACGAGCCGGTGCTAGAAAATAGGCAGGCCGAAAGGGCCAAGAAACGCAAAAAGGTTGCGCTGCTCGGGACTGTCCCGCATAAACTTCTCGCTCCCTTCGGGGACCCGGAGTTCGAGATTTGGGCGATTGCTCATGCCTGCCTCGGTGATCCATTGCCGAGAGTTGACAGAATTTTTGAGATTCACAAATGGGATGAGGTTGTCAAGTGGGGATCGCTCGGCGCATTTGAGATGTGGCCGGCCGCTCCGAAGTACTTGATAGAGGCCCGTCCTGATGTGCTGAATTCGGTCGCGTTCCCGTTTGATGAACTCGCGGCCAAGTTTAACATTTTCGACGATCGCAAAGAGCCGTTGATGACCAACTCTATAAGCTGGATGATGGCGCTGGCTATGGATGAGGGATTCGAGGAGATTCATATTTACGGCGTCAACATGTCACATCACTGTGTCGCGCCTGAAACTATGGTTCTCATGAAAGACCTTACGTATAAGATGGCCGGTGACATAAGCATCGATGACGAGATTGTCGCGTTTGACGAACATAATGCAGACAAAAACAACGAAAGAAAATTTCGCAACGCGAAAGTCGAGATGGCAACCAGGCTCAAAGAGCCATGCTATAAATTAACATTCGAGGATGGAAC